CCCGTCGTCACGCCATAAGCGAGGATCGGACCGGAATATGCGGTAATGCCCATGCTTCTAAGTCTCCGCTATTCCTTTAGCTGGTGGCGAAAGAGCCCCAGCCAGCGCGCCAGTCGTAGTAGGTCGGCACGTAGCGCTGATAGCCCTTCACCAGCAAGTTGTCGGTGGTGAACTCAACCGACATATCCGTTTCGTAGGATTTGCGGTTGAAGAAGATCAGCCCTTCGTGGTTGGTCAGAACGAACCAAGCAAAAGAAGACGTGAGGTAGTCCCAGCACAGGAATCCTTCTTTGAGGGATTCATTCATGCCCTGGATGGCGTTCACATCGTTCTCTGCCGTGCCCGGGCGAAGTTCGCTGCGGAACAGTCGCAGCGCAATCGGCTCCAGTTGCGGAGGCACCACGGCCTTGCGGCCACGGGCGTGGATTTTCAGACCCGCATTGTCCAGCCATGTGGTGCGGATCGAGATGAGCGCGTTGAGCAGCGAGGTCTCGTTGAGGCCCACCGCAGGCGAGGCGATATTGGAGATGGTGTTGCCGTCAATCGGGTGAGACCCGCTAAACAGCGCCACGCCGTCGCCACCAATAGCCGCATTGTAAGTCGAGCCCTGGTTAAAGACGTTGGCGCAGTAGATTTCCTCCGTCTCTTTGAAGGACTCCATCAGGCCGTCGTTATTCGGGCCAAACTCCGCCTTGTAGAGGTTGTCGTCGATGGCCTTGCGGGTGATGGCGTAACCGAGGGCGATTTCAAAGTGCTCGGCATTGTAAACGTAGCGCTGGCCCGCAGCGTTGTCGAAGGCAGTCGGAGCGCCTTCCTGCTTAAGCTGCGCGTAGCCCAGGTAGCGCATCGCAGCGCGGCGTTCGAGGGCCATGTTGGATTCGGTCTGACGGAAGACCTTCGGCCACTGCCGCTCGATCATCGGATACTTGCCGCTGATACCCCAGAGGCCGGGGAGCAGCAGGTCGCGAATTTGGGAGAGTGCGACGGGCATGGAGGCTGCTCCTTATTAGGTGCTGGTCGCGGTGGTGCGGACACCGCGCATGAAGAGGTTCGGCTGCACGACCAGAATTTGTCCGCCTTCGGAGCCCGTCGAAGTCCCGTTCACGCCCGGAGGCGCGTCGTTGCCGTAGAAATCGACAACCCGGAAGTACGAGTTCGAGGAGAGGCCGGTGATGGAAGTGGATTGGAGAGACACCACACTGAAGCCCGTCGTGGTGTTGCCGGACGTGCCAGCAGAGCTAGGAGCCAGCGAGGAGGTCCAATTGATGCCATATCCGATGCAGGAGGTGCCGAGGACAGCCGCCGAGGTGCCCTGAGCGATGTAAAGCTGCTCGGGGTTGGTGCAGACGTAAGCGTTCCAAGGGGCACTAGAGCCGACGTTGCCGGGATAGTAGCTGCTCCAGACCACACGTCCGACCGTGGCGTTGTAGTATTCGCAACCAAGGAAGATGCCTGCGGCTGGCACACCGGAGGTGGCGACCGAACTGGCATTGGTGATGTAGCCCGGAGAGAGTGATTGCGAGCTTAGCGCAACCAGATCGCCCGTGAAGTAAAGGTTGGGATCGCTGGAAAGCCCCAGGAGGCGGTCAAAGCCTGCGGTGGGCGCAGTGCCCTCGCGCTGACCAAATTGACGGAACCCAAACGGTGCAATGTTATTAGCCATGATGGCTCCTCATCAGCGGAAGGCTGAACTGGAGAATCCATCACAGCGCGTGTTGGGTTCGATTTTGGGCTGCGTGCCCGCCCCTCGTTAGCCAAGGGGGTCGTTTGAATTTCAGTAACCTATTGGCGCGGAGGCGTCAATAGGGACTAGTTGTCTTCGGGGACTTGAATACGCTCGACCGAACGATTGACCGAGTTGAAGCGCCGCGCCGATGGATGGTCGGCTCCCGAAATCGGCAGATCACCCGAGTACAGCGCCTGCTCTTTAATGCGGACTTGATCCTGCGCTGCGCGCTGCTCGCGCGCTCTGGCCTTCAGACTCAATTCCAAAGGCCGCGCCATCAGAACTTGGCCACCGACATTGATCTCGCCGTTGATGCCCTTCGGCATGAAGCGACCATCGAAACGGCTATCGAAGTCGGTTTGATGCACGGGGGTCCAACCCTTGCGCTCGAACTGACCGCGCTCTTGCACCAGCGGCTGACCGAACACCGAGACTGCGACCCATTGAAGATCGAAGCCCTGGGGAATGTCGCCCCGGGGAATGTGGTAGCGGTCGATGCCGTCCTCAGGGCCACCATCGTTGGTTTCCCAATTCGCGCCTGCCTTCATGGTCCACTTGCGCGGGCCGCTGGTGGGTTCGCGCAAAGGCTCCCGTTCCACCGGAGTTGCGCGAAGCCTGGGCTTGCCCTTGGGCCAGCCGCCCTTTTTCTTCGGGATGGTGTCGGTGGTCTCGTCCATTAGCCGCGCTCCTGATACATGCCCATGCCCTTGCGGCGGTCGCGCTCCAGCACGCCCCGGGCGTAAGTCACGTCGTCAATGCCAGCGAGTCGCGCAATTTCGCGCTCCTCGGGAGTGAGGTTGACCCGATTCGGTGAGGCAGGCTTGCCGGTCGTGGTGGATTGCGTATCGCGAGAGGGAGGGGCACTGGGCACGGTTCGGCTCCTGGTTGGTGGAGCCGGGGGCTCCTCGGGGTCGGTTCTGGCTGCGGTACGAAGCCCCAGATGCTGTTCCAGGGATTCAAAATACGGGGTGGAGAATTGTGGATGACCCTCATCGAGGGCATCCCAGTGTGCGGCCTGGAGCTTGGCGTTCCGCCGTGCATCCGTGATAAATTCTGGATGACCCCGCAACCATGTCTGCGCCCCCGGCGGCATCGCCGCGATAGCAGTCTCCACCGGATTGGCGGCAGGGGTGGGCTGAGTCCGCGCCGGAGGCTCGGTCCTCCGAAGCTCCCGGCGCGATTCCAGGGTGTCCTTGGCCTCCTCGTAACGAGCGATATTGGCCTCGGCCCGGGCCAACCGGCGCTGGGCCTCCGCCTTGGTTTTGGTGTCGTTGGTGGTGTCGGCCATCTCCCAGGCCTGCTGGGCGGCATCAGCCTCGGAGGTGGCCGCGCCCAGCGCGTTGACCACTGCGGTGTAACGCGCTTCTTCCGCCTGGAATTGGTGCTGGGTGCTCTCCACCCGGGTCTCGTCACGCTCCCGCGTGAGGTTCTGCTCACGGGCGTGCGCGGCAGCCAATTGCTCCTGGACCAGCCGCTCGGCCTTTTTGGCCTGCTCAAGCTGAGCCTTTAAGCCATCGGTGTCGCTTTCGATAGGCTCTGGCTCGGGCTTCGGAGTGACCTTCTCCGGCTCCTGCCTCTCGACAGGAGTTTCCCCCTCCGGGGCCATGATCACCTCGATGGCCTCGGTCGGAGGGACCAACTCGGCTTCTTCCTTGGTGCGAACGGCGCGCAATCTCGGCATTAGAACACCATGTTCGGATCAGAGATGATCATTTTGACGTGGGAATCTTCCAGAACTCGGCACCCCACGCCGTTGATCTCGCATTGCCATGCCTCATTGATTTTCATGGCGCACCAGCTTCCCACTGGGACAGTCTGGCCCTTGAACTTGTTGTAGTCGTCGTCCTGATAGGCGGTGGGGCCGTGCTTCAGCATCAGACCCACTTTGCCCTGCCATAGGTCTTCAATGACATTATCGAAGGGCCGAATGATGCCACTTCCGGCGCGTCTCTCGGGGCGAATATAGACCGCCACTAGACACAGATTCCATAAAAGCTGGACGCCCGAAATATCTCCGACCAAATCCATCATGGTCTTTTTCGGGTCTTTGGCCTGCGAAATAAGCTCAACGCTTCGACGGGGGAGAGCCATAGCCATGCTTATTCGTTCTCCTGTTCAATATCATCCAATAGGGCGAGGGCGTCTTTCAGGCCGCGCAAATGGCCGACGGTCTCGCGATAGGCGGCATAGTCTGGAGCGCCGCCGTTTTTGAGGAATTCAAGCGATACGCTGATCTGCTCTTCCACTCTTGCTCTCAACCGTCGTTGAAGTCGTGAATCAGCCACGGCGCTTTGCGGCCCGGGCCTTTTGCAGACGACCCAGACCGCTTTCCGAGCCCGCCGTCATCTTGACGGACCCGCCGCGCTTGCGCATGGGAGGGGCCCCTGGAGGTGGTGCGCCGCCGCCCGGTGCCGTGAACGGGAGGGAACCCGGCATCGGTGCGGCGGCGGCCCCCATCGGCCCAGCCGGAAGCTGTGGAGGAGGTGCGCTTCCTGGTTGTGAGCCGTGGGGAACAGATAGGATGTTGATATTGATTTTGGAGCCGGTTCGGCCCCCTCGGGCGCGCTTGTCCACGCGAGGCATGGTGTCAGCGCCCATCACCTTAAGGTCAGCCATTCGCTTGGAGGCGGGCTGAAGCTCTGACCCATCGGTGTCGCCGTCACCGATACCATTTTTACCAGTCAGCGCCTTGAACTTCGCGCGGGAGGTGGATTTAGCCCCAGATTTGAATGGATGTGGCATCACACCTTGCTCCGGGTTGCTTTGCCGGTGTGATCGAAGCCGGGCTTTTTCTCGCCGTCACTGCGTAACCAGGACTTGGCAGGTACATCGTTGTCATAGCCAGGACCCTGCCGGTCGCAATAGGCTTGAGGACGGTGTTCGTCCGCCATGGACGGCGTTGGTTCGGAAACCAAACCTTCGGCTTGCTTGGCCATGACTTAGGATTCCCCCTTGGCTGTCTTGCTTTTACTCTGTTTTGCTACGGCGGCAAGAGCCTTAGCTTGCTCAACACGTTGGGTGTGAAGCTGCTGCTCATGGCTCATGCGCTGGGCATGCTTCTGGCGCTCGTGCTCCATGTCGGTCTCATGCTGGGTCTGGGCGTGCTTGTGCTCCAGCATACTGGAGGCATGATCGTGAGCCAATTCCAGGGTCTTTTGCGCGCCATCCTGCTGGAGTTGGGCATGGCCCTGGTTCTCTTCCATCGCCATGCGACGGCGCTCGTTTTCCAGGTCGGCGGCATTCGCCATCTGCTTGGAATACATATCCTGGATGCGGGAGGCGTTCTCGGAATTCCAATTGTCGGAATCGCGGATTTGCTCGATGACCAACCGGGTTTCTTCGAGATGCTGTTTGGCGGCAGAGATGCGCTCGCGTGATTCGCGGTCCTTGACGGCATCCTGGATACGCATTTGTTCGGTGGCCGCCTGCATACGCGCCTGCATCATGCCAAGCTGCACCTGCATCTCGGAGGCTTTGGACTTCTCCTGGATCGCCACCAAGCGCGGGTCTGGCTTGTCCGGGGTCGGCGTCTCGTTGAACAGTCCCTCCGGGTCAATGCCGACGATCCGCATGATGCGTTGATCGACCGCCTTGGGATTGTAGAGATTGGGCGAGCCCTGCTGGAGTTGCTTGACCGCCATGGCCTTGGCGACCCGATGCAGGCTGGTGGGATTGTTCGGGTCAGCCACCGGGACCAGATCGTGATTTTCGAGCGCCGCCAGAAACTGCTCTTTTTTCCAGGGCTTGGTCGGTCTTTTATTATGCCGCCAGAATGCCTCGGGGTCTTCTTTGAAGCGCGCCTTCAGAAGCTGGAATTCCTCGGCTTGGGCCGCATGAAGCCGCTTGTGCGCCGAGTCCATGATCTTGGTGGCCTGCTCGATCAGGGCGAGCGTGGTGCCGACGGGGGCATCCTGCTTGCCCTCGCCGACCTCCATCTCGCCGGTCATGCCCAGGCGTTGGCCAACCTCCTCCATGTGCGTAGTAAAGGCCGTGGTGGCCGGGCCCGGCTCCTTGTAGGGCAGCGCCATCACCATCTGGCGAATGTCTTGGCCAGGGCCACCATCAATGCCGACGCCGCCGCCTGGAGGCACCCGGAATTGGTTGGTCAGTTGGCGGCCAAGAGACTTGAGATAGAGAAAGCCGGGGAAGTTGGCGAACATCCCAGCGTCGATGATTTCACGCCACAGGGCAGTGAGAGCCACGGTGGTGTTTCCCAGGATGTGGATGAAGCCGAGACCGTAAAAGCCCAGGCCTCGGACAAAGGGAAACTGCACGAAAAACTGCTTGGGAAGCGCTTGGTCATCCTCCTCCTCCCAATTGCGAATCACCGAGAGCACCTGCCTGGAATCGCGCTCGATGGTCACTCGATAGGGCAGCGGCAGACCTTCGCCGCGAAGGTCCTTGGGGGCGAACTGGTCCAGGTCCAATTCGCAGTAAATCTCCAGGATTTCGTAGTCCTGGTCCTGAGGCCGCTGCATGCGGGTGTTCTGGCCCTGAATCTCAGCCTTTTTCGCTTCCACTGGATTGGGCGCAGCCGGGGCGGGCAACGCCAAATCGACATCCCGATAGGCCCCGATGATCTGCATACGCTTGAGAATCGACTTCCGCATTTTGATGCGGTGAGTGATTCGCCCGCAATTGGGGAGCGCGGTGGCGGAGTTCGATACCACCAAATCCTCGGCATCCACACTCTCAGAGACCGGACGCCTGCGCAGCGGACAATTGAAGACCTTCTTGAAGCCATCTCCGCCGAAGCCGACGTAGAACAGCATCCGGTCGGTATCCGGGATGTACTCCTTGGCGGTCACCGTCAGATAATGGTTCATGTCCTTTTCAAGGGCCTGAGCCAATTCGTCAGGGTCTTCCTCCAAGTCGGGCCCACCGTTGTGGCCAATGCCGGGCTGGGGAGGCGGCGGAATGACCCCCGGGGGAGGCATCCCCGGCGGCATCATACCGGGGGGAGGCGGTCCGGGAGCCGGGCCAGCGCCGGAGGCAGGCATACCCTCAGGGACCATCCCTAAGTTTTGCTGCGGCGAGGGCGGCGGCGGGGCAATCGGCGGCAACGGTTGCGCAGACTTGGGCGCAAGCGTGCTGTCGTTGCGAATCTTGATCGGCCCGGTGGCGGGCAGCAATTCGCCTCGGGCCGTGGCCTGGAAGCGAATCGTGGCTTCGAGCAACAGCGGATGATGGACCCTGGACATGCCCTCGATAGGGGCGGTGCCCTCGCCTGTCCCAGACCGGGGCTCCTCGATCTTTAATCCCAGAAGTTGAATGCCACGGGTACGGGTCGCCAACCATTCTTTGCGGGAATCCAGGTCCCGCTCGAAGCCCTCGATCAGATCGTTGGCGATCTCATTGAGCTTGTCCTCGTCGATTTTGTTGGCGAGATTGACGTAGAACTCCTCGCCTGGAGACCCCTTTTTCTCGGGATCGGCCATGTCCGGATTAAAGTCGATGGACACACCGCCGTCGGGCTGCTCGATGGAAAGAACACCATCCTTGAGCTTGATTCCATTGGCGTCCTCATTGGGGACATCCACACCCAATGGGCCGGGCATGGCCATCGGGTTGGGCTCAACCAGCTTGAGAGCGCTTGGGCGGCGGGCCATCTAGTTT